GCCACTGGGCGGGCGGCAGGGTCTGGCAGCCTTCGCTGTTGGTGCGGGTGATTCCGCCGCGATGGATGTTAATGCCGAAGAAGCCGGTCTCCTCCTTGCCGCCGTCGCGCTGGACGGTGACTGCATCACCTTGGACCAGAGCCTTGTAAGGGTTGCCGCTCCGAATGCCGTGCTTGCCCAGTCGGTAGCGGTAGACACCTGACTTGAGGGATGCGTAGCCTTTGCCGACCTTGGGATTCTTCCCGCTGCGGGCCGGATCGACGTTGGCGTTGAAGGCAGCGTGGACATTAGGCGAAACAAGGATGATGGCGTCGTCGTAGATGCCTCGGTCGTTTTTGCCGGTCGCGCCCATGCTGTCGCGGTAGTAGCCACGGATGCCGACCAAGCACACCGGATCGCTGACGTTGGCAGCCTTGAGCTGCTTCAGCGTCTCGTCGCGCTTTTGTTGTGGTCGGCTCTTGGGGATCACTTGGTCGGCTCTTTGATGTTCTTCGCGTCGAAGGTGACGGTGGCTTGCTGCTTCAGGAAGTCATACCCGACCGTCACGCAGCCACCCGCAGCGACAGCCCAGCTCGCGGCGAGGATCACACACGCAATGAGTTTTGTGGCGCGGGCGTGGCTCATGGAGTCAGAGGCGGGCGGTCGAATCCTTCGCTACAATTAATCCCCAGCCCGCGAGTAGACTTGCGGCGACGAGGCCGATGTCCGGCACTTGGCCGCTGGCCAGAAATTCGCGTCCGGCGGTGCTGAGTGATGCGATGATAGTGAGAACCCCCAAGAGGCTCGTTTTCCAGTTTCTCATTTCTTTAGTTCTTTCTGTTTCTTTCTGATGTCGTGCAGGACGCTTATGAGCGTGGCCAGTCCGACCAAAATTCCGATGATGAGTCCGCCGATGCGGAGGGTTGCTTCCAAATGGGGCAGCATGCTGAACACTGAGGAGCCGATGGACGTGGCCGTGCCGATGACGCCTTTTTCCGTCGTGCTGAAATTGTGATGAAAATACTGCAAGCTCATCGCGCGGCTCCTCAATGGGTTTACTTGCGGTAGGCGATGACCGTGCCGCTGTGCAGCTTGATGGCGCTGAAGTAGCCGTCGAGGGTCGTGCCCGCCTTGATGAGCGCGGCGCTGGCCTCAGTGGCGTTCGCGGCGCCGGTGAGGTTGCCGGTCAGCGTGTGGAACTTGGTGTCGGTCATCACGTCGATGGAGACGATGTCAGCGGTGACGGTGTTGGTGTCGCCGATGAATTGGCTGCCGGACGTGCGGTTGGTGATGCGGGTATTCGGGTGCATAATTTAGTATTGGTTGACGCGGGCGGTCCACATGGAGGGTTGGCCCTGTTGGAAATAGTATTTGTCGCGCTGCGAGATCAGCTCGGACTCGGCCATCTGTTCCATGGCCAGAGCCTTGTCGAGCTGGCCGTCTTCGGTTTGCAGATCCGAGGTAAGCAGGTAGCCGACTGCCTTTGCGATGACGGCGGGCACGGTCGCGGTGAGGTTGCTGGCGCTGTATTCGGTCGGGCGGATGCGGTAGTTGACCCAGACGCTAGTTGGCAGGTCGGTGTCTTCGGGGAAGCGAATGGCATCTCCGAGGAGCGTAAAGCCAATGGCGCGGGGAGCGGCGTGTGTCGCCGGATTGTCGCGCAGGACCGCAAACACTTCGCCCATCGGTGTGGGCGTTGGCGATCCTGTCTGCTCGTAGTCGATATAATAGCCGTTCGCAGCATCGCCCTGCACGGTGCGGCTTTCGACGCGCATCAATTCCGGCCAATCCGACCACTCCCAGCAGTCGGCGATGCGCTCGTTGGCGGCGGCGACCATCATCGTGCGGGCGCCGGATGGGATGGCGTCGATGGTGCTGGCGTCGTTGCCGCTGCGTTGCCATGCGCGGAGGAGGATGGATTGGAGAGTTACTGTGCGCATTAGCTGTTCAATGTTTGCAAAGCCTCGCCACTCGCTTCCTCAAATGAAAACGGCGCAACAGAATAGTCGCTCCGCTTCTCATCGGGCGCGGTCACGCCCGCGACAATCATCGCATCGAGCCATCCCTGCACGGCGGCGAGCTTGGCAGAGGTGAGTTGAGCGGCATCGAGCTTCAGCTTTAGGTAAAGCAACGTGGTCGGGCGCTTGCCGTAAAAACCCTGCGCGTCCACCCACTCGTCGGCGGTGTAAGTCGGCAACGGCGCGGGCGTCCCAGCAACCCACTGCCGCTCGACGCGATCAGCGAACCAGACAACATTCGGTTCCCATGCGCCTTCGGGCTTCGGGATTTTGACCAGCGGCACAACCGTCTGCCCCTCTGGCACATCGCGCCAGTTGCCCTCGTCATCGGTGAGCAGGCTGACGAGTTGCTGTGACGGCACAAGGCCGACTGTGATCATTGCGTTAGGTTCCATAAGCTACCTCCACGGCGTCCACGCTGGCGACCCAACGCCATATTTCGGATGTGATTCCAGTTGGGCGGATGCGGATGTAGTCGCCTGCGTCCACCGTTGCGACTTCAAGAGATGTCGATGAGGCGTTGTCCGTGCCGATAGTTACTGGCGCAAACACTTCACTACTCGTCCCCGCCACATTCTTGGCCGCGTATTGCCGCTCGTAGGTGGCGACTACTGCACCGTCCGACTTTACGCCGACCACTTTGATATTGCAGAATATGACCTTGCCGCTGGGTATCGTGAGATAGGTCGCATCGCCATTAAGCGCCATCTCCACGGCGGCATTTGTGGTGGTTTTGCAGCGTAGGACGGCGCGGATTCTTTGCGCCTCTCCCGAAGTGTTAGATACATTGCCACTGAAATTGCCAGCACTGTGTGCTTGGATTGCAAACCTATCAGCCAAGCCTTTAAGCCCTCCCAAGATAGCGCCATGCAACGACGAGGCGATATTGTTGCCATTTGTAATTAAATTGTCATTTCCGCCGCAAACCACAGATCCACTTCCAGACGCCGTGTTGCCGCGCCCACCGCCAACAAATGCCTCAAACGCCCCGCTTGCTGTGTTGTTTGCCCCACCGCACACAACGGAAGTTTGGCCACCGCTCGCGGAGTTTGAAATTCCGCCGCCAACAAAATTCCAAGCATTGCTGGCCGTATTACTGCGGCCCCCACAAACAACCGATTCAAGCCCCGAAGCTGTATTGCTTTCTCCTCCACACACAACCGACTCTACTCCAGACGCCGTGTTAGTTGTGCCTGCGCCAATAAAAGATCGGTCGCCACTGGCAACTTGTGTCGCGGCTGACCTCGTTGTCTGCAAATCGACAGCGCCCGCACCTCTTGCGTTGCCGCCGCCCGCCGCTGCGTTTGGCACTTGCAGCATAAATGCACCTGTTCCCTTCGGCACAATCGAAACCGAGACGTTGGTCGAGCCGCCTGTGGCTTGAATGGAGGCGTGGTTGACTGTGTTGTTCGGGCTGGCCGTGGCGTTGTCGGCAATGACGAAAGCCGAATCCTGCAACGTGCTGCCCCCCGTGCCGTCACTACGCAAAATAGAATTGTCGGTGGAGCCTGTGCCGCCGCCGATGGTGCCTGTGGCCGTAGCCGTCAAGGTCGTGCCCGAAATCGACAGCCCCGTGCCCGCCTCCAGATAGCGCAGTTTTGATTCCGAATCGTCCCAGAAAACGATGCGGTCGGCCCCTGCGTCATCGGCCACCAGATCAGGCCCCGACACGCTCAAGACATCGGCGGTGGATGCGCCGACTGCGGTGATGCCGCCCGATGACGTAGCCGTAAGCTCCCCCGCCGACAGGCTCAAGCCCGAGCCGATTTGGATCTCCTCGACGGCACCTGTGCCGCTGCTTGTCCTTCCCAAAATTCTTGCGCTTGCTTGGGTGAGGCCCGATGTGGTGACGGAGCCAGAGGCGGCTGCGCCGATGTCGCTGGCGGTGGTCGGGATGTCGGAGGTTAGGGCGAGGATGCCGCTGGCGTCTGGCAGATCGTAGGTGCGGTTGGCGGTGAGGGAGTCGTCGTCTGCGCGAAATTTTCCAGTAAAGTCACTGGCAGCGTCTTTGATTTGTATATTGCGAGAAAAAATAGTGTTACCAGTGCTAATGGCATCTAATATGGCGCTATCTAAATTTGTGATTTGAGACGGTTCAAGCGTGACAGGATCACTTCCCCCTGCGGCGTGACTTGCGGCGTGTGCGTTCGGGTCGCGGTCATCCGAAAGCCGCGCATCATTCCCCTCGCAAAAGCTCCCTGCCGATGTGCCGAATGAACCCGCCTCGACTACGCCGTTGGTGCCTGTTTTTAAAGGCAGGTTTGCGGTGGTGCCGATGGCTCCCGCGTTCGTGAGGTTGCCGTGGGTGTGGGAAGTCGGCGTGCGAGAGTCGCCCGCGTCGTCCAGCGTGATGTTTTTGTTTGGGACGGTGATTACGCGGGTTTGGTTTGCGCCGACTTGGGCGTCTACGTCGAACTTGACGTTTTTCGTGGAGTCCACGTCTCCGTAGAGAGTGAACTGCGCATCGCTGAACACGTCCGGCATGGTGCCCGCGTAGGTGTAGTCGGCGTCCCTGCTGCTGCCGCCGGTGGCTGTGCGAATATAAATGCCCGCCTGCTTGCGGCTCACCGGCCAGACGCCGCTGGCCTCGCGCACTAGCCATGCGCTGTTGAGTGGGGCCGTGCCGTCGAGCGGAAGGTTGGCGTAGACAGCTACTTCGCCGTCAATATAGGACGCACCACCGCCGCCGCCCGATCCTTTTTGATCGAACGTGCCGGAGAAGGGATTGAAGGTCCAAGCCATGCGTTAAGAGCGGGTGACGGCAGCGAGGTCCGCGTCGTTGGTGGTCGGCGGGTTGGTCGTGTAGCTGAAGGTCAGCGTGGCGACTGTTTGGCCTCCGCTGCCGCCTTCTTTGTAGAGCACCGTCTGGATGTTGTTGGTGCCGGAGTAATAAGAAATGCTGAGATAGTCGTGCTGCGGGATATTGAGACCAGCGACGTTGCGGACATTGATGTTCGGGTGCATACGGTTAGGCGGCGGGTTGGGCGGTCATGCCGAGTTGCTGCTCTTGCGCCATCTTTTGGAGCGCGGGCTGGGCGCCGGTGCGGCCGATGACGGCGTTTTGCTGCTGCTGGAGCTGGAACTGGAAGGCTTGCGCTCTCGCGTCGATCATGCTGCGGAAGATTTCGTCTTGGGCGTAGCGCTGCTGGACGGCGGGATTCGCCTGAATGATTTGCTGCAAGGTTTGCAGTCGGACTTGGGCGTTTTGTCCGCCCTCTTTGAGCGGCGGCTCGGTGCCTGCGGCGATTTTGGCGAAGGCGCCTTGCTCGTCCTCTTGCTCGGCGGCGGTGGCTTGGCCGATGTCCTGGACGAGGATTCCGGCGAGGTTGGGATCGACCGCCTGGAACATATATTTTACGAGGCCGGCGCGGTCGATGACGCCGAAGCTGTCCAAGGGGACGAGCACCTTGGCGAGGTAGTCTAATTTGGCGCCGAGGGCTTCGGAGTCGAGCAACCGGGCGTCGAACTCGCAGGTCACGTCGAAGCGGCCGCGGATGTCGGCGGGGCTGGCAGTGAGCGGGAGATTGGGGTTGCCGGTGACGCGGGCGACTTCTTCCGCGGTCATATACTGCTGGCAGAGGGCGAGCGTCTGGACGAGGCAGAGCTTCATGTCGAGCAGCCACGAATCGACCAGCTCCTGGGTGTGCAGCATATAGCGTTGCGGCGGGACGGCTTCGCTAATGCGGCCGAAGTAGTTGTCCACGTCGTTGCGGATGGACATTTCGACTTCGATTGAGCCGGCGTCGGGCTGCGGCGGGTTCATCCAAGAGATCTCGCCGGGGCGGCGCTCGGGGATCTGGACGCCCGGTCCCATGATGAGGTCCATCTTGCCGCGCGCGGCGGGGGTTTTGAGCGGGGGCAAGGTGACGATGCTGGCGCGGTCGCCTCGCATGTCGCGTTGGATTTTGACCTCTTCCTGGGCGGTCTGGACGATCTCCGGCACGCCGCGGGATTCCAAAATGGGGCGCGAGGCGCGTTCGCGGGGCAGCTCGACGAAGGGATAGAGCGCGTGGGCGTAAGGCAGGATGTCGTGGACGGCGGTGCGATCTGGGACGTGGTAGCTGAGGACGGTGCGGGTGACGCGCATCGCTTTGGTGCGGTCGTCGTGCTCCTTCCTGTAGACGTGCCAGATCTCGATCATGTCGCGCTGGTGGTCGTAGAGGAACTGGTCGCTGCGGTGGAGGTTCAGCGAGATGCGGCGGATGTCGCCTTTCTTCTCGACGACTTGCTCGACCCATTTGTCGTCCCAACCCTCTACAGCGGCACGTTCGCGCAACTCCGGTTCGGTCAT